TTTCGTCTTGGTAGTATGCATCAATTACGTTGCATACAACTTGTAGGTCATTTGGAACAAGCGTGTCTTCAAACATACCCAAAGGGCTCTTAGCTGGATAGTTTCTAAAACGATTAGTTACAAAACTATACTTAGGTATACCATCCTTATCTTCTTCCACGTGGGTGTAGAGAGCAATGGTGAATAATCCTTCTAATACAATTTGATTGTCTAATGCTTTACCAATTGTTTTGATCTTTTGCCCTATGACTTCTTCTCCGTCTTTGATTAATTCAGAGTGCGTGATGTAAAAGATTTTAAGGTCGTTTCTTAGTTTACGAGCAGTAGTCAATAGATTAGTTACATCTTTTGCTAAGTTTGTAAATTTAGAAAAGCCAACCTCGTTAGCCTTACGCATCATCAAGAATGACATAGAGTAAATAGCATCATCTAGGATGATGTTTTTGATGTGAGGTGCTTTCTCATTGATTGTACCTAGTAAACCAATGATTTGCGGAATATCATCAACCTCCATGTAGTTTTTGCTTTCAGTGTTGTAGAGTTTCTCTGCACCTCTGAATGGCAATTCTTTACGGGCTACGTTAATGATAAACGTTTCTTTAGGGTTTAGGCTGCGGATACTGGTAGATTTACCTGTACCACTAGGGCCTACGATAGCGATTAATTTGCTTGACATGATTTTA